GAATGATAATAAAAACAGTAAATTATGGAATGGATTAAAACAGATGAAAGATTGCCAGAAGTAAAAAAAAGGGTTTTACTATGTATGGGAAAAGGCTGTATTGACATAGGTTGGATGGAATGGCATGAAGAACAAACCGAAAAGGATTTCAAAGGTGACTTGTTTATTAGAAAAACAACAAGATGGAGTCACGGACACCAAGACAAAGAAAACCCTTTTGCTGATTTTGAAGTTACGCATTGGATGCCACTACCACAAAAACCAATGGAATAATTTATTGATTTTATTATGTGTTAGCCAATTTTTTAATTGTGCGCTAACACCAAAGCAAAAACCGTAGTTTTTCACTATGGTATTTTGATGGCTGTTATGGAACGTCTTTTTGAGGTACGAAAAAATATGTTAAGCGAAAAAATATGAAAGTAAAAGAAAAACCATGTAAAGGAATAGGAAAAGCCAAAGATTTTAAAGGTTGTGGCGAAATGAGGCTTCATAGAACTTACGGTTTGGGCCATGTTTGCGGTTGTTATAGAAAATGGCTGTTCAATACTGATGAAGGAAAGGCAAAAATGACCAGGACAATATTAAAAGCAACTGAAGCAAGTCGTTCACTAGAAGAGGCTGAAAAAAAGCACCATGAAACAAAAGGAATTGCGACTGCATTGGAGACAACAAAAACATGTGTGCATGAAATGGTGAGGCTCAGAGATGAAGGAAAGCCTTGTGTTTCTTGTGGTTGTCAATGGAATAGTGACTTTCAAGCTGGACATTGTTTCCCTACTAGGTACAGATCAATTAGATTTAATTTTTTCAATATAAATGGTCAATGTGTTGGTTGTAATATTGGAAAAGATGGAAATGAAACGCAATATTTGTTGAAATTACCATTAAGAATTGGAAAAGATATTTTTGAAAATCTAAAAAGTTTAGCCTTAGAAGATGGCAAATTCAACAAGCATTGGACCAGAGACGAACTTTCAGAAATAAGGAAACAAGCTAGGGTAATTATTAAAAGATTAAAATAATTATAATTTTATAGCTGTATTTGTGTAAATATGTCTACATTTACAAAATGAAAAATGTTATTGTAATACAAAGAGAAGATAAAATCGAAGTTTATGGAAGCTTAACTGTCCTTTGCACAAAAAAGGATGGTTTTAGTTATCACTATTTGCGAAGCTTAAAATTTCCATTCAACATGTATGGCTGGAGATTTGTCAAAAAAGAAATAATCAAGAATAAATAAATAAATAAATAAAAAGATGGAAAAAGTGGATGATGTAAAAAGTGAAATCAAATTGATTGATGTTTTAAATTTCAAGCAAGGCTTAAATTCTGTAAATAGTTTAAAAGGTGTCAAATTTGCTTATGCTGTAAGCAAGAACTCAAAGAAGGTTGATGTTGAAATTGAAGCATTTAAAGAGGTTCAAAAACCTCATAAAGAATTTGAAGCTTACGAAAAAGAAAGGCTTGAAATGTGTGTTGAAAAATCTGAAAAAGATGAAAACGGAAACCCAATTATTGTTGATCTTGGAAATGGGCAACAAAAATATAAAATTGCAGATGAAGTTTGGTTTGAAAATTTTATTAAAAGTCTTCAGGAACAATACAAAGAATCTATTCAAAACCGTGAGCAACAAATGAAAGATGTTGAAAATCTATTACAATCTAACATTGAAATTGATTTTCATAAAGTTGGAGTTAATGACTTGCCTCAAGATATAACAGCGGCCCAATTAAATGCAATTGATTTAATGATTGCAGATTAAAAAACACAATAAAAGAAACGCCTCCAATTTGAAAAGATTGGGGGCTTTGCTGGTAAAAACAAAAACGAAAAGACCATGAAAAAAATTCCAAAAGTATTGTTGTATATTTCAATTATTTGTGTTCTGGCTTTTATATTAATAAGGGCCTACGAAAAAGACAAAGAAATTATACACAAAAAACAAGTTGAAGAACTCACATTGAAAATGTGCAATGACTCATTAAAACAATCATACATTTTTAAATCAAAAGCAATTAGAAAATATTTGCCAATAGCGATTCATTGTAATTCAAATCATTAACCAAATAAATATAAACTAAAAACAATATGAGTTACGGAATAATTCTAAAAACTGACAAAGAAATTGAAGAAAGAAAGTCTGAAATAAAAAAAAGAGAGATGGAAAGAAAGTCCCCAGAAGAAACAAGAAAGGATTTAATGAAGACACTTAGAAAAAAGAACAGCTTAATTAATAATATTATTGACTATATTTGCAGCTTCCAAATATCCAAACGAACGAAAAATAAAGCCTCGACTCAATAGTTGGGGCTTTTTTATTACCTTCGTATTATGGAAACATCAAATAAACTAACAATAAAACAAGAAATGTTCTGTCAAGAATATATGAAGTCTGGAAGTAAAACAGACGCATATAAACATGCTTACAACGCAGAAAACATGAAAGATGAAACAATACATGTCAAAGCTTGTGAACTGTCCAAAATGGATAAGATTACGGTAAGACTTACAGAATTAAAAGAACAACTGTCCAAAAGAAATGAAGTCACAATTGATTGGGTTGTTGGTAAGCTTCAGGAAGTAGCAATGAAAGAAGAAACTGACAGAGTTCCAGCACTGGACAAGTTGATGAAGTACTTGGGCGGCTACGAAAAAGACAATAAATTGAACCTAGTCAATGAACAACCACCAGAAGTTGAGTATTATGACACAACAAAAGGTGATAAATAATTGCAATTTGATAGCAGTTTTTCGGGTGTTACATCTATATTTGTATAAATAAAAGAATATTTTAATGGGCAAAGTTCGCACACCTATAAAATACAAACCGCTTAATGATTTACTTGCTGGAAAATTACCAGGAGTTGACAAAGCAATCATTTATGGTGGGCGTGAATCTTCCAAAACATTTACAACTGGTTTATCATTAGCGACTGGAATAGTTAATCACAATCATAGGGTTTTGTATACTAGGTACACAATGAAATCAGCTGACAAATCTATTATTCCAGCTTTTAATGATAGGGTCAATTTATTAGGCTATTCTAAATATGTTCACTCAACAAAAACAAGTGTTGAATGTCTTCATAATGATGGGCGTGTTGACTTCGCTGGAATTAAAACAAGTTCTGGAAATCAGTCTGCAGCATTAAAGTCACTGGAAAACTATTCTGTTTTAATAGTTGATGAATGTGAAGAGTGGGAATCTTACGATGAATTTGAGAAAATCGAACTGTCAATCAGATCAAAAGATGTTCAGCCAGTTTCAATAATTGTTATGAATCCTTGTGATGAATCTCATTTTGTTTACCAGAAATTTTTTAAGCCAAACAACATTCCAAATGAATTTTGTGGAATAGTTAACGGTATTTTATTTATTCATTCGTCTTATCTTGATCTTGGTGAACAATATGTTGCAAAAAAGAATTGGAAGAAATTTGAAAAGGCTCGACTTATTTACGAAAAAGTTGATATTGTACCGTTAATGGACCGAAAAGGAAAGTTTTCACAAGAAGAAATGAAGACTCACGCCTTTTACAAGTATAAAGTTTTAGGCCATTGGCAAACAAAAAAAGACAATTTATGTATTGAATACTGGGACACGTTCACAGAATGGCCAGAAGAAGAAGCTGATTACACTTTGTTTGGTTTAGATTTTGGAACTTCTCCAGACCCTAATGCATTAGTTGAAACAAGTGTTTATGGAAACAATGTTTATGTTAAAGAACACGTTTACATGACTGAAATGCTTAATTCAGAACTAGCCGATGCAATAAACGATGCAATTGAGAAAGGACGTTTTGAAGAAATGTATGTTGTTGCAGACCACGCTCAAAAGCAAAACATCTTGGAACTTGCAAAGCTTGGTATTTATATTATTAAATGTAAAAAAGGGGCTGGAAGTATTGAGGGCGGTCTTCAAAAGCTTAGAAGTATGAACTTATTCATACATGAAGACAGTAAAAACATTCAAAAGGAATTATACAATTATCATTATGTGTACAAAACAAATCTTCTTGGTGAAATGAAAGTTGTTCCAATTGATAAGGACAATCATTTAATTGATTCTTTGAGATATAGTCTTTCCATCTATTAGTAAAATGAAATTTGATATTTAATTCTTAAAACATTACATTTACAAATTAAGATAATTCAGAACGATATGGAAATCAATTTCAGCATAAGAAAAAGCATCAAAAAACACATGTCAACAAGTTCTCACGTTGCATCAAGTAATTGGTCAACAAGAACACTTTCGGAGTTTTATGACTTCTTACATTTTAGAAGTTCTGACCATGGTTCAACACAAAAATTCATTAATTCATACGGAAAGAATGGCTTGGTTTACATGGTTGTAAATAGAGTTGCATCAAACACTTCTGTACTTCCGAGAGAATACCAGAATGAAAATGGTGAAGTAATTGACAATTCAGAAATTGAACAGCTTTTAAAAACACCTAATAAGTATCAAAGTGAAACAGAATTTCGACAAAATATAAATGAATATTTGATGTTGTCTGGAAATGCTTTTATTTTGAATATTGCTGGAATTGGAGCTGGTAATGAATTACATGTGTTAAATTCTGCAAATGTTCAGATTTTAATTGATTCAGTTGGAGATGTAGCTGGTTATCAATACACTGATAATGTTGGTAAAAGGATTAAATATGATAATGAAGAGGTTCTTCATATAAGACTTTCAAACAGTTTAAGCTCAAATAAAGAAGAAAAATTTTGGGGGCTGTCTCCTTTGAAATCTCTTTGGCCAGTTGTAAGTGCTTCAGATGATTTGTTCACTGCTCGTTCTGCTATCTGGAAAAACAGAGGCATGTCTGGAATCTTAACAAATAGGTCAGACACTCCACTTCTACCAAAAGAAAAAGCAGAGCTTCAAGAATCTCTTGATGGTGAAATTGGTGGTGCGCACAAAGCAAACGGAATAAAAGCAACAACATCAAATGTTGACTATATTCCTTTGTACATGAGTCCTTCAGATTTACAATTGCTTGAAGGAAATGTTGATAATTTAAGAACAATTAGTGCTGGTTATGAAATGCCATCTGTTCTTTTTAATGACATGGCTTCATCTACATACAACAATGTACAAGAAGCAAAGAAATCAGCATTAACTGATGCTTACATTCCACTTGATATTAAGGTTAACGAAAAACTTAGTTCTTGGTTGTCAAAAATTATTGGAGTAACTGAAGTAATTGTTGTTGATATAAGTAAGATTGAAATTTTAAGGCTTACAACAAATGATGTTGCGGCTAGACTTAACGACATGAATCCAAATGTTTCATCAAGAGTTATGGAAACTTTAACAGTTGATGAAGCCAGAAACCTTGTAGGACTAGACACTGTTGAAGGTGGTGATGAAATGCTTGGAAAATCTAATTCAAAAGAAACAGATGAAAAAACAACTGACTAAAGAAGACATTGAAAGGCTTAAAGCTATCAAGACTAAAAATGTAAACTCTCAAGAGGTTATTAAAAAATAATTGTTATGAAAAAAGAAGAGATCAAAAACATAGTGGAAAATAAAAAAGAACTAATCGAGTTCAAAAAATCCACAATAAAATTTGCAGATGTTTCAATGTCATTAAATGATGAAGCAATGAAATCTGTTAATAAAGCACTTTCAACTTCTAAGGACCAAGACACCGATTCTGTAATAAAAAGAACTATTGTTGGTAACACATACAATTGGAAAGACTCACATGGAGACGTTCATGTTGGTAATACTTTTAAGAAGTCAATCAATGAAAGACAAGATAAAATTTGGCACTTAGCAGACCACGAACAAAAGATGACTGCGAAAATTGGAAGGCCATCAAAGGTTTATGAAAAAGAAGTTGCTTGGAATGATTTGGGAGTCAGCAAAACTGGAAACACAACTGTTGTGATGATGGATTCAGACATAATGAAATTGTATAATGCAACTATGTTTGAACAATATAAAGATGACCAAGTTGACCAGCACAGTGTTGGTATGATTTACGTGAAACTTGAATTGGCTGTTAATGATCCAGAATACAAAGAAGAGTTTGCTGAATGGAATAAACACATTAATACTATAGGAAACAAAGCTGAAGCGGAAAAAGATGGAATGTTTTGGGCTGTTTATGAGGCCAAACTTATTGAAATTAGTGCTGTTTTACAAGGAAGCAACCCAATAACACCGACACTTGAAGCAAAAGGAAAAGGCGCTGTTGAAGATGTTACTGAAGAAAAAAACGGAAATAACACGCCTTTTTTAGTTTAAAATTATTATTATTGTATCAAATTAGCCGTCATTTAGACACTAATAAAAAAAATTAATGTTTAACAAAACTTATTGAACGATGAAAAAAACAATGAAAACGATTGGTCAGTACTTGCTAGAAAAAGAAATTAGCAAAGAAGTATTTGATACAATGGCGGCTGGTGAAATCTCAAAGATTTACAAAGAGCTAAATGAAGCAAATGTTGAAGCTTTTAAAGCTTTACAAGAAAACGGTGCAACTTCTAAAGAGTTGTCTGAAGCTGTTGAAGCAATGAACAAAGAACAAGCTGACAGAATTGAAAAAGTTCTTGTTGCTATGGAAAAAGGTTCTGAAGCAAGTAAAGCTCAAGGTTTGGCAATTGCTAAATTGTTAAAAGGAAGCACTCCAGCTGAAGGTGCAACTATGAAATCAATTTTAGCAGAAAACAAGGAAGAGATCAAAAACCTTGCTAAGAAAATAACTGCTGGTGAAATTGCAATTAAAGCTGATACTTTTTTAGCAAGTGTTGACTCAAATGATG